GCTGTATCAAATTCTTCTTGTGTTTTAATTTCTTTAAATTCACTCATTTGTATTTCTCCTATTTACCGTTAGTAACGTAATTTGCATAAAAAAAACGAACTTTCGTTCGCTTAACAACTTATTTTTTGTTTTTTCTTAACCCCTTTGTATGTTGCACATGCCCAATGGGCTAAGATTACACTATCAAGCAATGCTATTTCATGTTCTTCCATCATTGCTTTAAATCCAAAACCGCCATTTGTACCAATTGCTCTTCTTTTACAGTTGGTTACAATTTGTTTTAAAGATGGCTGGTCATTATGACATATGTTTTTTGAAGATGTAACTGCCTGTTCAAACATATTGTTTGCTACAACCACATCCGATACTTTAGGAAGTACAGGTTTCAGTTTTATTCCATAATCCTTGATTTCATCACTCAATATCTGTTGAGAGCCACTTCCATCAATAACAACTTTTTCTATGTCTGCTTCTTTTAGAAATGAAATAATCCATGTGTTGCCATTTCTAACGCTTTGACAATCAATCGATTCAACAAAAATCTTTTCATCTACCTTTGTAGCAATCGACATGGCAACATGTTTTCCATCCACTCCATACTTGATACCCACAAAAAGCTTATTTTGAAAATTGGGAACTGTTACAATTTTGAGATTTTCCCATTCCTTTTTCGAAAATTCACTGCCTTGTGAATAGGATAGCCAATGTCCTAACCTTTGAATATTGAAATCAACATCATCTGATGTAATTTCATTTTCAATTACACGTTCTGTCAATCCTTGTCCTAAGGACGGGTTAGTTTCATACCAGACATCTCTATCATATGGATCATGCATATGCTCAATAGACCATTCGGCCCAGCCTGTATTCTTACTTTTTCCTTCTAGAACTCTATCCCTTGTTTTTTGAAATACAGTTCCATGTGATATAGCAGTTGGTGGTGTTCCTAACATAATCGTTTGTGGATTTGATGAAGCTGAAATAACATACTTTAGCGCACTTTCTTGATCAATCGTATATTCCTGTGCTTCATCAATGATTAGCACGTCATATCCTTCACCTAAACCACCTGTATTAGAACGAGTTCTAAAATTAACAAGATGATCTAATTTATAAGCTTTTCCTTTTTCATTTAATAAACGTATATTTTCTGAACCTTTTGCCTTAACTGACGTATATTCTATTTCCGCCTGATCAAGCAGTGCACATATTGTTTCAAAAACCGAATGTGCTGTAGAAATCATGTGAGCTGTATAGAGTATCTTTTCACCATTAATAATGCCCCACATAGTTCTCATAATAACGTCTTCAGTTTTTCCATTTCTTCGAGGTATGCTGTAACAAAAAAGAGAATGTACCCACATTTCCTCTTTATCGATTGCTAATATGTCATAAATCAATAGTTCCTGCCACTCTCTAGCAGTTCTGCCGGTTTTGTTGTAAATTTCTACCGCTTCCTTCCCTTTTGTTTCAGTATAAGGAAGCACTAACGAAGTTGTAGGAGTTTGTCTTCCAATTCTTTTTTCAGACATTCCTTTTACCTCCTACTTCATGTTCGCTTTTTTTGGTGGTGGTCGATACTCTTCACTGACTGAATAACAATAGTTACAGTTAGGTATATAGCACTCAAAAGTGATTTTTTTCATTTTTTGATGCTTTTTCTTATCGTAATATGGTTGAATATCACTTACAAAGCATACATGTCTATGCGGTCTTAATCCTTGTGCCATAAACTTCCTCCTTTCTTTAAAATTGAATAAAACGAAAAGCAAGTCTTTTAAACTTGCTCATTAAATATATTCAGTTTCTTTAAATATTTTTTGAAGTTTGGGTGCTTGCATTGCTAACCAATCAACCATTTCTTCATTGTGCCACTCACAATTTTCATGAAGTCCCGATTCACATAAAAAAGCATGGATTAATTCATGCCTTATTACCTGTTTTCTATATTTAGCCACATCTTCAATTTCAATTTCTTCTTTTTGAAAATCTGTAATGACTATCTTTTTTGAAGTGTAATCAGTATATCCAAAACTGTTTTGTAATAATGGATCATTATTACAATTATCTTCAATAATTCTATATTCGGTTCCCAAAACTGAAACTTTTTTTAAAATTTTCATCCTTCCACCTCACAAATTGATATAATAATTAAAAGCATAAAATTAAGTAAGAAAGGCGGTGATATCATGGCAACAAAAGGAAAATGTACTGAAAAACCACCTCGTAGAGGTCCAATGACTGTAAAAGTAAGTTCCTATACGAGAAAAGATGGAACAAAAGTTGATAGTCATAAAAGACACACACCTAAATAATTTCTTTATAAGAGCGGTGCTACCGTTCTTTTTTGTAAAATAAAAACCGACTACTGTCGGTTAACTATTCATATATAAATAATACTTGTCTTTAATATTTTTTGGTGCATCTTCTTTTAATTTGATGTCACCTGTCTTTTTATCAACATAGCACCAAGGAACAACTTCTTCTTCAAATATTTTAATAAGTTCTTTTTGCCTTTTTGTGGGATTAACCATCATAACCAAGCACCTCCATAACTAATCTGTCTAAAAATTCATCAGAAACACTGTTTTGCTTGTTCAAAACAATACAATCTGCTATCAATTCATTCAATGATTTTGTATTTTTAAATGATTCTTGTGCATTTTGACTTACGTTTTTTCTTATATACATTATATCATTTGTTTCCTGATTAAGCACATAATTTCTCAGTTTTTCTTCTAAATTATTTTTGGCTTGTAATTCGCTCTTATTGTTTGCTTGTTGATATTTTCTTACAGCTTCCCAATGTTTTTTATGACCACCTAGTTCATGATTTAATACATCATCTAAATTTTTAGATGGAAAATATGAAGTATCAACAATCTGTGAAAACTTATTGCTTATCAGTTCTTCACATATAAATAAATCATTATTTATATGATCATAACAGGCAATACCCTGTAATGCATTTTTTTGAACCACCACGATATTGTTTATTTTTCCATATCGATATTCTTGATTTATTTTAGTATTTAAGTATTCACACATTCTTTTTGAATTTTGCGAATATGTTTGACAATAGATATTAAAATATTTGTCATTTTTATACGTAACAAAAGAAATCTCTTTTTTTCCTAATTTCATATTGAATGGTTTCTTTGCACCCATAAAATTTGAATTTGTCCTAATATTTTCTCTATAATCAATTCTTTTACTCCAAACATCCTGTACTTTCTTACTGCCATCTCCAGGATCATAAACTACTGTGCAGTCGCAATTCGCATGTCTTCTAAAAACATTATTACCTGTATTGCTAACTTTACTGTAATCATAAACACCAGCCATTGACTGACACCATTTACATGTTTTTCCAACTGCTGTTCTAATGATTTTAGGTCTTAACCCTGCATTGTAATGAAAATCAGCATTTTTTCGAACTGAATCATCTACGACCGATTTTGCATTGGTTTCTAATGAATCAAGAAAGCTTTTTTCACGTTGGGAATACTTATCAGCATTTGAAATATAATCAATGATACTTGCTGTTTTTTCTTTGTTATATTCTGGAACAATTGCTTTTAATCCTAAATCAGCTTTTTTATTCAAAATATTTTGTGTAGCCTCACATTGTTTGGATACCAAGTCATAATTTTGTTTAATCATTGGCTCAAGTAATCTTTGAGCAATGTTGTAATACATTTTTCCATCAGGAAGCATTTCTTCATTGATATTTTCTTGTATTACTTTTTTTAAAGAAACTCCTAATTCTTTTGCAAAAGAAAGAGAATCGGTATAATTTACCGCTCCCTGCTTTTGTTTTATTAAAATTGATTTTATTTTTTCATTAGCTTTTATTTCTTCATCAAACTGTTTTTGAATTTCTTCTAATAAAGAAGGAACGATATCATTATTCATCTATTTCTTCCTTAAACATATCATCTATATTTGAAGTTGATGAAGATGTACTATAATCGATTCCAGTAAGTTCTTTTAGATTGTCCTTATCAAAATATCCTGGTACAGCTTGATTGATTTTAATTGCTCCATCTCCAATAACTGAAAGAGCTGAAGCATCTGGTTCAAAAATCGGTGCCCATTTGATTTTTGTTAAATAAATTTGATCTCTTGAATATGTATAACCATCTCTCAAACATGCTGCTAAAAATCCAGCATTTATAAATCCTGTAGCAAATGTTTTTTGAGCTTTTTTTGCTTTCAATCTTAAATTTTCATGTTGTGCCTTGATTGCTTCAACACTTGATGGATTTTCAGTAGAAAAACCTAGATCATCTAATGTCAACCCTGTTTCACAAGCGAAAAGACTGGCCAACATTTTTAGTTGTTCAACATAGGGTGCCATTGATTGTTGGGCAAATTGGCCTACAGTAGGCTTGTCCCCGTCTTCATCCTTTGAGATTTGCATCAATGATGAAATAGTTGCCTTCCATTTATCCATTTCAGCTCCTGGTTCAAGTCCTAAAACATATTTTTGTGGGAATGAATAGAACTCAGCGGATACTTCACTTCTTTTTAGAGTTCTCATTGCTGCTTGCTGAATAGAAATACATGCTCTTGAAATAACTGAATGTCCAAATGGCCTTTTAGCATCAGGTCTATTAATAATTGGAACCAACAGTGGATACGGAGCTTTATTTTTGATTTTATAAGGTTTTTCACCTCTTTCATAAAAATATGTAACTCCTTGAATAAAATATGCTTCAATAATAGGATTCCCTAGAACATCTTCCTCTAATATGGCATATCCTTCAACCAACATATTTGTAATAGGATCAATAATCCCTGTTGCATGTCTTCCATCAATTACCTGTAAGCGAGGCATTTCTCCAACCTTTTGAGAAATATAAATAAAAGAACATGATGTAATCAATGATGAAATAATTGCACTGTCAAACAACACATCAGGATTATTCATGTCGTATATCTTTTGCATATTGAAATTATCATTAGAAAATTCAACAAAGGAAATTCTATCAGCAATAGAGTCAACAGCCTTTGAACACCATCCTAAACATTCTTTTAACCATCTAAATTCAGGCGGTATTACACTTGAAATATCAACCATTTGATTTTTCATTTCATAATAATCGTATCTTGTTTCGCATCTTTCTTTCCTACTAGCAAGTTTTCTTCTTAAATATCCCATTCCTTTGTATTTCATATATCTTCTATTCCTTTCATAATTTCGTTTTGAGAGCCGTTTTCATAATCCGTGAGAAAATATTCACAGTACGGCGTGAAGTCCGGAGCGCGCCCTTTAA